CTTGAATCTTGTCGATGTCTTTGCCGTTTAGTCCGGCATAATCTGTCGCGTCGGTTACCCAAGGCAGATAAGCCGTAGAGCCAACATACGAGACGCGATACATAATGTGACCACCAGCCATTTTCATCTGGAGGCGGTCAATAGGCTTGCCCAGGATTCCGGCATAGCCATTGTTACTGTCGTTACGATCATAACCGGTTGCCCAATCCAAATAGCTTGATGTTCCACGACGGCGTACACGAACAGATACAGTGTGGTTTGGTACACGTACCATAACGCCGGAAATTGCCTTGTTTTCGATTCCAGCGTAGTCCTCTAACCCTCTGACCTCATCTTGCCATTTGCCGTTGCAATACGCCATATAATAGACGTCTTTTGCGTCGGTAACGGTTGTGCCGTCAGATGCTGTTGGAGCACTCACGATAACGCCGGTGTGTCCTTGGGTCTTAGTGACAAGAATATCACCCTCACGCAAACAATCCCTGCCGGTGTACTGTACCAAATCGAATAAACCGGTATTGAGCAGCGCCTTGACCTCAGTTCCGGTGTTGAAGTTGCCAGGGTCTTTTCCTGTTGCCTCAATTACGCATCTGCGAACTAATGAACCACAATCAGCGCCCGTCTTAACGGTTGCGCCTGTTCCGTACTTAACGACGCCAAGACGATAAGTGCCTTGGTCATAGCCGATGTTGGCATTGTTACAAGCTCGGTTCATAGAAACGCCAATCTGACGAGCGTGAGCTGCTTTTTTCGCTCTTACGATGTACCATCCAAGCTTATGGACGTAGAACTTCTCAATTGCAACCTCACCCTTCATATCAGGTGTAGATGTTTGCTTTTGGTCTCCAGGAGCTCCACCGCTGACGCCCCCTTTTTCATTGATCCGTGCTGAGCCAAAATAAATCTCCATATTAGCCCTCCTGTTCATCTGCTGGCTTATCGCCCGTCTTCTTCAGAAGCTCTACTGCATTAGTGACAGCCTCTGGAATAGGCAAGCCCATCAGTCCAGCGTTCTCAATAATAGAAACAAGTTCATTGGTAGAGAAACCAATGATAATGGCATTTCGGATATAATCAACGCCAAGGGCTCTATCAATGCACTGGCCAACAGCGACGAAGGCAAGCGTCATGCATTTTCTGCACAAGCCCTTCCATCCAATCTTGGATGAGAGTCCGCCATTCTTTGTCTTCTTCGACTTCTTGTAGATTCCGGCAACAGCCATGCCGGATAGGTAATCAATTACCATGAATACCAAGAGCATCTCGAGTATCACGTCTAGTCCTCCAAAAATGTGGGTCAATATTCCTCCGATAATGCCTGTACAAGCGCATAGTGTTTTCAGCTGCAGATTAGCGGCGAGAGTAGTGATAGGATGTAATTTCATGTTTTTTTGTCTCCTTTCGATTACAAGATTTGCAAGGTTCCTGAGCATTGCTGTAATCAAAATAGGAGCAAGCGCCACAGCTGCCATGTCTGGTGCACTCACTCCCACAATGTTTGATTAGATATTCGCAAAAGTCGTTTCCTGTTGAGCTTTCAATCAAGTAGCGACATTTCCAACCGTCCACAGCATCTGCCCTTTCTTCCCACGAACCCCTGTTACTCTGGGAATTTTAACTGAACGGAATCCCTCATCCGCGATGCCCTTGGTACTAAATCACGTGATATGTATCCGTATTTCAGGTGTCCGGATTCATGGCACGAAAAAAGAGCGGTCATAATCCGAACCGCTCTTTTATAGCTATTATTATATCGCGACTTAAACTGTAATATACTCTAATAGTTTCTATACATGGCAAAAGCACACCAACAACCGCATAGAATGTTGGTGCGCTTCCGCCTTTTTGTTACTCACATTATAACATATTATTCCATAAAAGACCGCCGCCCCGAAGGTTACGGCGGTACGTTCCATAATAAGGGCACACCCGAAGATGTACCCCGACCCAACTCCTTTAGGTGCTGGCATCTAATCGTATAACGAAAAGCAGAGCTAACATCACACAATGTGCAATGCCGCTCTGCAAAAGTTAAACTTTTTCTTTGTTCAAATGTGCTATAAGGATTACTTTAATTTACTAACGTGCAAACCAAAAACAACTTGTTGCCTCGGATACATCTGCACCGTCAAGGAAAAATGCGCCAATACTAGCAACACCATCATTATTTATATAGATATTACATCTATTCTGCGTGTTATTGGCATCATAACCAAGATAGAATCCCTTGTTTCGCAGATTGTTATGGTAGTGGAACTTGAAGCAATATCCAATGGTAGGATTGACCTGGCTGAAAATCTGACATTCAACTTCATTATAAGTGTGAATGTCCGCGCTTCCACCTACTCCTAAGAAGTTCCACGTTTTATCTTGTTTGCCGTTTAAATGTGTATTTATTGTACGGATAGCACCCTTCACAGAGCCGTCACCGATGGCGGAAATGTCAGCATCGCCAATGACCGCTCTGATTGGCTGAACTGATTCAAAAGTCTCAGCCAAGTCGCTCAATGTTATGGTATTTACCTTGAACGTTGCCAGCTGCATCTCGGTAATTCCAGCATCGATGTTAATCTGGTCATCATCTACCAATGGGGTAAGTGATGCGCCGGTATCAACTAGGATCTCTGCCGGACTGGAGATGTTGCCTAAGTCTAAACGGACAAAAAGCTGTCCAAGGAGCGTTCCAGAACTGGACAAGCTAACAGAGATGTCACTGTCCACAACCTCAAATACGCGGCCGTAAATGATGCCCTGACCAGCGGTGATATGAAGTGTGGTTGCGTCCTTAATGGTTACGTTGCAACCGTAATAGATGCCGTTGTTTATGGTGTTGGCATCGTTCATGATTGCGTCATTCTGAGGCGTTACATTGGCGCCCGCGTATGTCTTCAACTCAATATTACCCATTGATAATTCCTCCCTTGATAAGATAGGTTAGATTTACGCGGATACAGCCAAATGTCAGCTTGCATGTGTCCGCAAGTTCTTTTTTACTAAGAATGCTCTCGTATGTGATGCCATTATGGATTATGTTCACGCGTTGCCCAATTGGGGCGGTGTCGTATCCATCTGGGAGCATTTCAACCGTGATGTTATTGTTAAATCCGGCACCGGAAAACACGTCAGCAGCAGATGAGTCGGCAACCTGTTGAAAGGTGCTTCCTTCTGATACAGACACACCCTGGAGCTTTTCCTTTACCGGCATTAATCGGTCGGTGTCTGTGGTGCTGTATGTGCCATCCGTGTGTAGGTAATAGATGCGTTGCTGCGTATAGTCAGCATCGTTATACACAACGAGCTTGTTCACGGTATTAGCCAACTGCCCGACCATGACGTTAGATGACAGGACGTTCTGCCCATTCGTCTCGATCGTGAATGTTGGGTCTGGCTTTACGCCAATATTGATATCAATCGTGGAGTTGGACAGATTCGGAACACACTCAACAACAATGGCGTACTGATTAAACGCACGCTTGATGATGACATCATAGAAATTAATGATGCAGCGGTGCATTCCTTCCTTGTCGCTCTTCAGATTAAATCCCCAAGTCGTTGTGGCCGAAAACAGATTGATATTGCCGATAATCGGGATATTCTGATTGGAATCCGTGTTGTTCACGAAGTATTCCAGAATATAGTCCTTGATGACCGATTCTAGGCTGCGTCCACTACCTTGAAGGTCGGTGTCGAACAGGATCTGCGTATTTGTGAACGAATAAAACGGAAGATAGTCGATAGTCATCAATTCTTCGCCAATATCCGTGGATTGAATGATTCCAACATAGCGTCGGATACCATCATAAATAGAGATGAGGTCGCCATCCTTGACAACCTCATCTGTTTTGCATGTGATACTGTTCTTTTTCATGTCGATGTAATCCTCGACATATTTGTTGGCGCTTACCTGGTCATGATAGATGTTTAAGAAGTTCCGGTCGAAGACCTCAACATTATACACTTGCATAATACAGTTCTCCTTCTGCTACCACTGTGACCTTGTTTCCGCCATCGTCATCCACTGAGATTCGGTTCTGTCCGAACTGCAAATAGACGGCTCTCTGGGTTCCAAAATCGCTGAGCTGATATCTATCAGCAACAAACTGATTAAGGTTGTCAAATTCCTCAATGGTCAACTTGTCTCCTGTCGTATCAATAACCAAGTGATGGTTGACCGGAACATTGACATTCACAATGCCGGTGGATACCAGCACGTTATTAACGTAGTGACGCCACTCTGGGTTGACCAAAGGCCCATGCAGAGTCAATCTACATGGGCTTTCAACAGTGGAATCCACGTTGATTGTGACGTTATTCTGCGTTGCGGATGAATAGCAGTACGGGTAAGTATAATCATAGATTTTTCCATACTCACCGCCATCGTCCGGATAAGTAACCACTCGCACGCTCTCGAAAAATGGAGTCGTGCAAGTGAATTTAATAGCAGCTTGAAGAGGTTTCTTTTCGTCATAATCAACCTTTGAGACGGAACCTCTAGCGTAATACTCCTTGTTGCCAAGTGGGTTATAAACCAATGTAATCGGCTTGAACTGGCAAAACTTAACAAAACTCTGATACTCTTGATGGCCTGACTGTCTCCAGAACTGAACAATACCGTCAAAGACATTTTGTTTCAGCTGGCTTTTAAGAGTAGCAAATCGATTACCGACTCGCTGGTAGGAGTTATCCTCTTCGTAACCTAGTCCAGATACAGAATGCAGAAATGACTTTTTCACCTCTGTTAAATCGTATTTTGCGCCGTTGGCGTTCTTCAGATAAAACTCTCTCATAATACAACTCCCATACCTAAACGTTGATTAACTCCGTCAATAAAGCTGCTGTCGGTTAAGACCTGACGCTGTGCGCACTCTGGTAGATACTGAAGGAGTAGTTTCAGCACCTCATCCATGCGGCTGTCAGACTGTACCGTGTATTGTCCGGTTGTAAATTCGCTTGAAGCCGTATCGCTTGCGTATTGCATAGCGTCAGCAATTGCGTCTACGTTATCGGAAATACCAAGAGCAATTCCGGCGGAAATCTGAGCACCTACTTCGTCGCGGAACAATCTGGACGGTGAATGGATGCCGAGAGTTTCTTTTGCCGAATTGAACGCGCTCATGGCAGCATTCTTTGCTGCGCTTACAATGGCACCAGCACCGTTAATAATTCCGTTTGCGATACCCTGAACGATGTTCGCTCCAAGTCCTAGCCAATCGATTGACTTGAACGCATTGAACGCATTCGTTGCAATATTGCGGAGCGCATTCGGGATAATTGAAACAAGTCCCTTGATGCCGTTTGCGATGAAGTTCACCACAGAAGCACCAAGAGAATACCAGTCAATGCTTCGGATTGTATCCCAAGCCTTCTGACATAATGAACGGAAGAGATCCGGAATAAGAGAGAATAGTCCCTTAATTCCGTTGCCGATATCAGTGATAAGGCTTGCGCCAATATCTAACCAATTAACGGCTGCGAACACATCAAAAATAGCCTTGATAATCTGAGGCAAGTTAGCAATAAGCACTGGAAGCGCGTCAAACAAGCCTTGAATAAGAGCCTTGATAAGATTGATGCCGGTCTCAATAATCTTCGGCATATTGTCGTTGATGATGTTTGCAATGTTGCTCACGATGGTTGGAATAGTCTCAATCATTACCGGTAATGAGTCAATCAAAGCCTGAGCCAATGTTTGAATCATGCTCAATCCAGCATCGATTAAATCTCCGGCGTTATCGTGAAGCGTCGATGTAAAACTTAAAAGGGCATTCAGTCCGTTCTCGATCATAGTCGGGAGGTTGTCCTGGATGCCTTGTGTGAGATTGCCGAGCAAGTCCATGCCAGCGGTGTATAATTCACCCCAAGCCGATTGCAACAGCGTTGGGAGCGACTTTACAATGTTCAAAACCATTGGTAATAGGTTTCCTGTGAGGAATACCCGAACATTTCCAACCAATGCTTCAAAATCCTTGGTGATATCCTCACCCATGGATAAGTGCGCTAACAGATTTGTCGCACTTGCCTTCATTGCTTGCATGGAACCGGTGAACGTTGTCTTTGCCTCATCTGCTGCAACGCCTGTCAATCCCAAATCATCTTGGATAACATGAATAGCAGAGTAAACATCGCCTAAGTTGTCGATGTCATAGTGAACGCCAGAGAGTTTTTCTGCATCTGCAAGCAAACGCTCCATCTCGCCCTTGGTTCCACCATAGCCCAGCTTCAAGTTGTCCAACATGGTGTAATTCTGCTTTGCGAAGCCCTGGTATGCAGTCTGAATAGAGGCAATGTCAGTACCCATTTTTGCACTGTTGTCGGCCATATCCAAAATAGCAGTGTCAGCAGCCTTGGCAGCCGCTACCACATCGCCACCGTATGCTTGTTTTAGGGATGCTCCGAAGGACACCGCCTGTTCTGCATAGGTGTTGGAGTCGATTCCAGCTTGTGCTGCTGCCTCGGACATCTCCTTCATGCTTGCGGCCGCTGAACCATAGAGCGTTTCAAGACCGCCAAGTGATTGCTGGAGATCTCCACCAGCATCGAGTGATTTCTTTAGTGCAACGCCAATTCCACCGGCAACGAGTGCGTTTTTGATTGCACCCGCAATGTTAAGTCCGGCGGACTGACCAGCGCTGACCGACTCACCTTTTAGCACATTGGAAATGCTTCCAGCGATACCCTTTGCAGAAGGCACGATTTGGACGTAGGCTTTACCTAATTCCGTTGCCATCATTTACCTCCTAATCTACGCCAAGCGGCCTCGAAATCGTCGCCGCTTTCGTATCTGGTGATTTCTTTTTCTACCTCATCTTTGATGCCAAGGAGCATAGGCAAAATAGCTTTTGGCGCACTGTCGGCATTCTCAGAAGCGGTGGAACGTGACCAGGCTAACCAATTAACCTTGTCATACACACCAGCCAAAAAGAATGTGTCCATGCCAATCGGTATTCCAGCAAGTTTGCATTTAATCCGACTGTTTTCCCTGAGCCCGTTCGCTAATGTAACCAATAAATCAAACGGAAGAGACTCGTAATTCAAGACATGGTATGTTTCAGCCATGTCACAAATAAACGAGTCCTTATCCGTTTGAAGCATGCGAACGAGCGTTAGGAGTTTTTTGCCTTCTGGCTTTTCTCTTCCACAAGATGGAAGATGCTGGTCATCTCCTGAATAACATCAGTGACGGCAACAACGCCGTCCTTTTCTAAGTGCTTGTAGAGTTTTTCCTTCTGCTCATCACCAAGCACGTATGTCACGAGCTTTGGAAGAGCAAATGGATTCTCGTCAGCCTCAGAAATCAATTCAAAAAAGCGGATGTCTTCCATCCGCTTTTCATCTACTGTTACGTTAAAGCCTGATTGAGTTTTTCCCTTCATCCGAATTAAGCCTCCTTAATGTACTCGTAGTGAGTGTTACCAGAAGTGTCTGGCATTGCCTTAATAGTGATATCGCATCCGATAGCGCCGCCATCGTATCTCTGAATATCACCAACCTCAGATACAACGCCGTTAGGAATAACGACACGATCTAAGATGTCACCCTTCAGAATAGAGTCGATGCACCAGCACTGAGCTTCCTGTTCGTCAGCGTTGGCAGTAATAGTAATACCGGTTGCGAGTGCTCCGGTTACGTTGCTGTCACCGTTGATTGTCTTCAATACCTCATCGTTAAGGTATTCAAGAACACGGAACTTGAAAGTATCAGGCTTGTCAGTCTGAAGGTTCAAAACAACCTGTCCGCCCCATGCCTTCACATCGGAAGTAGTAGCGGTATTGGAATTGGTAACACCATCCTCGGAAATATATCCAAGGCTCTTGAATGCTGCGTCAAGAGATCCATCAGCTGTGGTAGGAAGTGTGGTTCCAAGAGGAGCACGACTAATAGCACCGCTGACCGCTGGCTTAGCAGCTGTAACATTGCTTACGTTTGACATATCAAACCTCCTAATAGTGAACGATATCAAACACTGCTTGATATCTGTATTTCTTGGTTGCAGTATCAGTGAAGTTGTATTCACTGTTTAGTTCGACAGATACAATCTCTGACTCTTCAATAAGGCCATAAACCATTAATCCACGAATTGCTTCGCTCATCTCTGCTGCGCGGTACAATGTGCCAGCGTAACTCTGAATTACGAATGTGGAATGGAAAATGCCTTCGTCCTCTGAGCTACCGGTCTTTTCGAGCACATAAAACTCTTCAGGCATAGTCTTGTCGACTTCCATTGAGACCGCTTCAGTGACGTTAGAGCTCAGATAATCTAGAACAACTTTCTCGATCATATCTAACCTCTCAATGATTTGAGGATAGAATTGGACTTGGCGTTCTCGTGACGCGCTTCCCACGTCTCAGCCGTTACCTGAGCGTTGACTCGATTCTTGCCGCGATGTGTGTCCATCGTATAGCCAGTACCAAGCCGTGATAGAGAAGCGGACGCATACTCGCTGCACACATCCATCATCTCATCAGAGCGGAGAAGTTCTCGCACGCCCTCTCGATTTAATTCAAAATCAAAATTAGCCATTACGCTCGACCTTCACATTCTTTCCCCAGCGAAGAGGAATGTTTTCCTGTTCGCCAGTCATCGGGTAGCCGATTGTCTGATACACATCGCCCCAAATCTTGACCTTGGCGTCTACCCAATTGTGGGTGTCCGTTTTCGGGATTCCGAGAACGTATGCTATCTTTTTGCCGTATAGTTGGAGTGTTGACGTGATATCGTCTGTAGATGGGCTACCAACGAGAACATCTGGAACATCTACCCATTGTGGTGTGCAGATTGGCTTTCCAAAAGGATCTGTGTCAGTCTGTGTCAACACCTCTAATTGAACTGTGGTTCCCTTCATGGCTGCTCACCCCCTTGGACTAAGTCCTGAAGTGGAGAGTGTGAGCCAATTTTGTTTCCAACTCCGAGCAATGTCTTGTCGGTCTTGCTAAGATACAATTCGCCGCTCGCACCGGTTCCCATTGTCCAGCTCTGGGAATATCCCAGACCACTCATGGAGCCTTGTGTTGCGCCGATTGGTACATCAATAGCGTCATTGCTGAGTGCACGAGACACCATACGACATGAGACGACCTTCTTCGCATCGGCGGAAGCATTCACATTGTATGTATCAATCATGACTGCCGCGTCATCGAGTAACACGGAGCATGTTGATTGTTCAGATTCAGACAGTGTGCGATTCATTCTCGCTTGCACATCGTTCCATGTTGCGTATGCCATAATTCTCACCTCTTCTTGGTTGCTGGTTTCTTTGCCGGCTTCTTCTCCGGCTTTGGCTGCTCATCCTCTTCGGATTCCTCGACCTGAGCTTTCACGCTAGGAGTAGCGGCCAGCTTATGGCCAGCCGCTAAGTATTCATCCTTGCGCTCATCCGCAACCCACATCGGGGTGTGAGTAGCCTTATTGATGAACTTAATCACCTTATGATGTAGCGTCAGTAAGTGCGTTGAAGCAATTGGTGTCAGCGCGGAAGCCAACTTCAATCTCTGCACGAACTGCGAACATGTTCTGCTGGAACAAGTTGATTGTGGTATCTCCATCAACCAATGTTGCGTCGGAAGAGTATCCGATTTCGATGCCGTTTACGATACCCCAAACAGCCTGAGTCCAGTCACCAACGATACCTACCTGATTTGGTGTGCCGGTCTTGTAAGCACCCTTGCTCTGAAGTGTCTTTGCTCCCAATACCATTGGAACAGCACCTTCAGCAACGGAGTTGATGAATAATGGTCTGCCATCGTTGTCGGTTGCAGATAACAAAATGCTCTTGCCCTGTGGAGCAAGTACAACGCCGTTCATGATGCCGCCGTTAGCTGCGATGTCTCCATCAGCTGCAACTAAGCCAGCATAGGTAAGAGTTCCACCGATTGCCTGAGCAGTAACACCACCCAAGGTATCGAAGTCGGAACCAGGTGCAGAGCCGTTACCAAATACGGTAGCGTCAAACTTTGCAGCAAGTGCGCGTGGAAGACGCTCAACGATTGCGTCATACAATGCTGCAGCATCGCGTCTGAACTCGTTGGAGAACGGAACGATAACTGCTAACTTGTAGCCACGCAAAATCTTGGTTGTAAGACCAGGATCAGAAACAGGCTTTGCAGCGGTCTCACCTACCCATCCAGCCTCTGGATCGGAAGTGATGATATTAACTGCGGTTCCACGTCCAGGCAACACGATCTGACGTGCAAGAGCCATAACTGCGGACTCTTCCTGAACCTTCTGAATAATTTCATTGGATACATCAGCTGGTAAAGTGATGTTTGTTCTGTTGGTTGGTACTCCAGACATAATATTTACCTCCTAAGTAAATGCTTGATTTGCCCAATCCGCGAACTGTGTTCGTGTACTAGGCTTGTTGATGTTGTTTACTTCGCCTCCGTCGCGAACACTTGGATATCCGCTCGGCTTTGCGAACTGCAAAATTGCCTGTGCCTGTGCAGCACAGTCCTCCTCAGTGGTTGCTGTAAGCAAACTCACTGGGACACCGGTATCAGACGCAACCTTGGAGCGAACATCAGAGATAGCCTTCTCAGACTTCATCTTCTCCAGCTCAGCCTCTAAAGCAGATGCTTTTTCGGTGGCTTTCTGCAGCTCAGTCTTGCTGGCTTCTACCATCTCGTCATACTTGCTCGCCTTGTCCTTCAGCTCGTCAAATCCCTCATACTTTGAGCGCTCGCGTTTCAGGCGCTCAGCGACGATTCCGTCCACCTCGGCCTGAGTAAAGGTCTTTGCTTCGCCTTCGGTTGGCTGTGTTACGGTGTTGTTGGTTTCCTGATTCACAGTTTCTGACATAATCAATTCCTCCTAATGAGTGATGTATCCTCGTTTTAGGCACGAGTTGCCGGAATATGAAAAAAGCACCATCTCGGATGCTTTAATCAACGTTAATCTCTTCAGCGGCGGAACTATTCAGCTCCTTCCGCTTTGCGTATGCCGCCCGTTTCTGGGCGTTGATTTTCTCTTTGTTCTGTTGGTACGCCTCACGCCTCATTGCGTTGATTTTCTCTGTAGGTGTGCCATCAGAGCTGTTGTACATATCCAAATACTTCTTAGGATCATATCCTTGGTATTGGAGTGAATTGTCAAAGCGAATAGCATAAGCACAATCACAATTTCCATGAATGTGTTCCGCGTGTCCGTTTTTAATCGTCTTTTTGCTGGCTGGCTGCCATCCTCTGGATGCTAAAGCCAAGCAGAACGCGCAAGTATCACCGGATGGAATCCAAGCGAATTGTGCGCCATCTCGAAGCGCATTCTGAAGCGTGGTATCTTGACCAGCTTGCTTGACCAATCGGCCAATCACTGAGGAAACAACCTCTTCATTGCCCTTGGAGTTCTTAATTGCTCCATTGACCGCCTTTCCTACCTGAGCAATAGTAGCGGACTCCGCTGGTACCGCCGCCGGCACTGCTGCGCCGGACAGGGCGGCTAGTTCGTCATAGAAAAGGCAAGCCGTGGCGCTTGCTCCATCTGAATACTTCGTAACAAGGGCATAAGCATAATCAATCAGCTCATTCCTTGGTATATTCCCAAGACCAGCTCCATGCCATTTGCCGTTAACATTCCAAACGGCGTCTCGAAACTCTTCGGCAGCCTGATTGCTCAGCTTTGCCAATAAGTTCTTGTATTTAGTCCATGTATTGAGTCCCAAGGTCTCCATACATTATTCCTCCATCTCTTCAAGAAGGCTTAATCCTCTTGCCATTGTCTCCTGAGCCTTAATACGGCGGATGCTTGCTTGGTCAAAACCAATCATCTCCAAGAAGGTATCGGTGGAAGCAAAGCCCTCACGAGCGCTTGCAATCTTCAAAGCGGCATCAGCTGACATAGCCACGCTTGGCATTGCCGGATTCTTAAAGTGTGCGATAATATCCTTCTGTTCATCTGTCAGCTCATCTAGCGCCTTATCGTTTACAATAGCAACGGCCATCATCGCGATATTTCGCAAGGAGTCTCCGTTGGAGATGTTTAACTGCTCAGCCATTCCAATCAATGTTTGAGTCTGAGCCGTGATTGCTTCTGAGCTTGTAGGGTTGGCATTATTTACAACGCCTGTATCTGTAACACTCAATCCGGTTGCTGCACTAAACTGAGTGGACAGAATACGCATCATCTCAACGTGTGGGGTGATAGAACCCTGAGGCAACTGACCAAATGTTGGCTTCTCGCCTGTCTCAGGATTGCTGGTACTTGCAAGGACGTTGCCAACGTACTGTTTGAACTTCTGATTAACTACAGCATCAAACTGCTCATCCGTTACGCCGAGCAAATACTTCTGTGGAGCTGTTGAAAACTCCAAGCCAATGGTTGCATTGGCAATAGTACGGACGTAGCCGTCAATCAATCGTCTGATTGGCTCCTTAATGCGAGAACGGCCGAAAGGTTTCTTGCTGGTTGCATTCCATCTGAACGGCTCCATCAATGGGCGTCCCATCTTGTGCTCATGTTTCTCGCAAGACCAAAGACCATTATTCATTGTCAGCACATAAATTGCGTCTGACGTGTAATAGTTAATCAGGCTAGGCTTAACTATACCGTCGGCAACCTGAATGGTATCAATGATTGCAAAGCCCTTATAAATCTGGTTAAGTTCTCCGTTCCATGTTGCTGCAGCTGTCTCAGCAGAATGGAATCGAATCCGAACTCCGTTCTTAGGATCTCCGGAGAGAGTAGCAAAAGAGCAACCATACTTCAGCTCATCACGACAAGTCTTGGCATATTCAGCCTGTAAGTCATTGTCGATACAAATCTGATCTAGTTCGGCAATATCGTTGCCGTTGGCTCCAACAAATCCATCGAAGATAGAGCGTGCAGCCAAGACATCAACTGTCTTCGCACCCCACGCGCACCCAATCTCTAACTTGCTAAGTCCTTCTGGAAGAGCAATTCCAAGATTGACATCGTTCAATGAGATGTTTCCTTCGTAGTACTTGTCTTTTTTTGCATTGCTGATTTGGTGTGAGTCATACACATTAATAAGCTTCTGCAAGTCGGCTACTTCATCAGCCGGAAAGTTTGTGATTTCTCCAGGTACTAAAAATAATTCCATATCAACCTATCCTCATTTTTTTGTCAGGATTGCGCTTGCTGTTCTTTGCGCCCCATAGAGCCAAGGCGCAAGCTTCGATTGGTGTTGAATCGTCGCCACCAAAGCCCCAACCACCACCGATTGGACGCTTTGTTGAAGTCGTCGCGCTATCCTTCAGGTCTTCTTGTGCTGCATACCATGTCACGGATTCCTCATTCAAGCAATCCATCAACGTGCTTACTGCCGCGATCATATCTTTGGCATTCGGGCGGATGATGGCATCTTTCATCCGCCAAGTGCCAGAGATTTTATCTACTAGGACGTCAACACCATTACGTCCGTCGATAACTACACAACACGCTTTCGTGTACCGCTCATTTAACCAATTAGCGAGCCACTGCGTACCGAATCCCGTCGGCTTGCGGTCAATCAACGAAATACGCGCGGCTCCAGCCGGAGGGATAACAGCGCCACATAAGCAAACCTCAGAGCCATCGGCTGAGAACTTTACCCCGTATGCTGTTTTCCCTGTTGGCTTCGGCTCTTGACTCGCGCATCTGTTCCACACTTCCTCGGAAATCGCTGTTTCCATTTTGTGTTCCAAGATTGGAGTCCACCATCCCAATCGCTCACGGGCGAATCCGTCCATGCTCATAGTCCGGCGTTCTTCTTGTGTGAACTCGACACTGAGTCGGATTCCAAGCGCCGGATTGCATTGGTACCAGAGGGACTGGTCATCTAAATTTATTTCATCAAGGCTTTTAGCCTCAACGCTCCACTCATGCCAAGAGTCATGTTCGCCAGGGTCAGTCATGCAGACTGTCCGGCGTCTTCGGAATACCTCCCCTGGACATCCAGGGTATGGAGGCGTTCCGGCATATAGAATTTGACGGGTGCCGGTAGCGGAAGCGGAGAGGGTAGCAGTGATTGCTTCCACTTGGTCATCCGTCAACTCTTGGGCTTCGTCATAAACAACAAGCGAGATTCCATCGAATCCACGCGCCGCTTGTCTAGAACGTGCGGAATACTCAATGCATCCGCCGTTGGTTAATTCTATACACTCCTCACCGTTGGTGTATCGAATAGTTTTAACGATAGCCATCATCTCTGGGTGTCTCTTGTCGGTGAAGATAGAAGCGAGACGCCTGAATGACTTCTTGGATGTTTTAACTTGGTGCGCCGTGTGCAATATTCGCTCGGCATTCACAACCAAGCCATACAGCTCACGCGCTTCGATGCATACGTTTTTTCCGTTCTGTCTTGGAACAGAAACACCGGCGGACGTCACGTTGTAGTTGCCGTTTTTGTCCTTGCCTAGCCAGCACCGAACCACGCACAACTGCCAATCATCAAGAGGGCTTGCATATTCTGACATAAGCAAAGCCGCATCGTCTCCGTCTGAGGAGAAGCGCTGCGGCTCATGCATGAACGTTGGTTCCTGTTTTCCTTTTTCCATCATGCCTCTTTTCTAGCCTTGACAATTTCAAGGATGGTCTTTGGCTGTTCTATTACATCATCAACCATCGCCTCTGTCGGCTGTTTTGGTAAGGCATCCATGATAAGCTTGATGCCAGCCATGTAAGACTTGAACAAGCTTTCATAACCTTTAAATCTAGGATTCTCGCGGATGCCGGTCTGACCTCCGCCGTTGTCATACGGTACGACAACATCTTCCTTCTTGATGGCCTTACGTGCAGCGTCCAACTTCTTCTGCATGTATGCCACGTTCTCAATTGTCGGCGTCAACAATGCAATGGCGTCCTCGGATGCTCCACAAGAAATCATGAACGCCTTGATCTGCTCGACGCTGTCCTTTTCCTTCTGGGTAGCCATTGTCTCACCTCACAATTTTATCCACATTTTGTATCGCTTTTGATACAATTTTATCCACACTTTTTTTCGGGCGTATATTAGGAAATCTTTCCTCTGGTCACCACCCTTGGTTTTTCGCTCTTTGCTCGGAGGTATTTCGGCGCTGGGAACGGCCGAGGTCTCCTGTGGGCTTGGGCGGGGTACCTACCCACCCTCTAAAAACCGCGCAAAATCAAGGCTTCTACCAATCACCATCTTTTGCACAAATCCCTTGGATTCTGCGAACTCTTACTTCACCATCAACATGATTAGACTTGGCTGCGTTGCAGCAGTAGTGAGCTGCTTGCAAGTTGTTCCAATCTTCAGCGGCCGCACGCTTCGACTCATAGCCGAACTGCTTCCACTTGCTGACGGGTTTAATCTCATCAATGACGAATGACAAAGGATGCTTGGCATCGCTTGGTTCTTCGTAATGGATCTCCCCGAGTCTACCGTGACAGATACCACAGGGGGCATTCATTGCCTTGAACCTAGCCCGGTATTTCCTACGGAGGCTACCGTTGGCGTATCTGGGGTTGGTTGACATTTTCTTTTCACCTCTCTTGGGAGTAAGTAGAGCCGCAACCAACTCGGCCGCGGCTCTACTATATGGGGGTTATACGGGATGCATGAATGAGCTAGGGGAGTGTATCAATCACACCTTAACCACTTACAAAGTATCATGTGTTCAACTGTAATAAACTGTAGACATCTGTCCATCAATTTTCACGCTATCATAATACCACTTAATTTTTTCCCTGGTGTCGCAAGTTTAATTTTACTCGACTCCCTTGTACGGCTTAGGCAGTGGCATCCAAGCCACCACGTTGGACATCCATGTACAAGCTGACTCTGCAGCATAGCCGGTAAAGCATGGATACTGAATAATAGTTCCAATCATCTGCGTGCCATCGGTAGCACAGCATAAAACCTCTTCACTGATTCTTGGTTGGCGTTCCTTTACCGGAACCCAAGACAGCCCACATCTTTTTCCTATCTCCATAGTCCCTCCCTAACCTTCAATAGTTACGTTTCTATCGTTCGCCCTGATCTCCAGCTTCATGTCGATATCTTCCTCAATCTGAGCCTTGATATCTTCCCATGAGGCAAAGTCCTCACAGATGCAATCGGCTTTCAGGTTGAATCGCTCCTTGAAGCGGTTGCACTTTTCCTCATCGAAGTCGAACTCATCTATCAGAACTGCAATACCCATGATGGTCAAGCAATCCATTGTGTTGAGCTTCACATTGTAGGCGAACTCATTCAGTTCCTTCTCCTTAATGCCAACCGGAACATTCTGGATGTTCCTGATCTGACATTCTCGCCGGAGAGCTTCAATGCCTCCCTGTTCAACTACTCGGAGAGCAAACTGCATACCGTCTCTTCGTGCCTGTTCCTCTTTGTTTACTTTTCCCATTATCTCGTGTCTCCTATGTGGGCTTCACAATATAACCGTAACATTATATTGCAAAGCCCGAATCTCTTTTCCCTTAGTTATTCAACTAGGCTTGACGACCTATTATTTTGTTAAAATACTTTTTAATAAAATCGATGCTATTTTTCATCTGTTCCTCCTAGCTCTGCGGATAGAGCCACGCGGTTTCTTTCTTGGATGCTGCAGCTCATATACGATATAGTGAGGCATTACAGACATAAATCCTTCTACAAAACTAGCGCCAATATCAACGATGTCCCGTGCGGTATGTATCGGTTCGCAATACAGCGGCACGATATTTCTCCAATCAACCTCATCACTCATTCATCATTCCCACCTTCCATCTTTTCTTGCTCTCCTGTGGTTGTCTTGCTCCTCAAACCATTTGTTCTGTTCCCCCAAGTCTAGAGCGTAATCACAATGCTCATTATAGCTGGGGTCTCTATAATACGCGTTGGGCACCGTCACCCATGCGAATGGTTTCCTATGCGTAAAGCACACATCACTGATTCTGTGGTACTTCTTCGTGTAGGAATCGAACCACCACCAATGACCAAACGCCCACGCTTGATACGTGTACATGTAGTTGCCGTATTTGCTCATTTCGATAACGTAGTACACGCCGGACTCCTTTGGGTTCTCTAACTCGGTATAGTGCCAATCGTCCGTCCAGCCTTCCTCTTTTTGGTGGTCTCTCGGGATGTCATAGCGTTTATCCAAGTCCTCCCTGGTTGGGTGCAACGGTTCCGGCTTGATATAGTCCATTATGCTATACTGTCCCTCCATGGCTTACCTCCTAAAACTTCATTTTTTCCAGCTTGTCCCTCTTCTGGGCATCTGATGTCCTCGTGTATAGCCTTGTTGTATCGAGAGAGTTGTGGCCAAGGATGTCAGCCAACTCTGTGATGTCTCCGGTGTATGTGTCCAAGAATACCTGAGCGAACAGGTGCCGGAATGAGTGGGCGTGTACCTTGCTTTTCTTAACTCTTGCGTGACCAGCAACGGCTTTCATCTGACGCCAGATAGTAGAGGCGTCTATCATTTGCCCTGGCACTTTAGCACTAGGGAAGATGTAGCCCTGTTTGATGTGTTGCTCTCGGCAATACTTGCGAAGCTCACGCGCCAAGTCTTGGCGAACAATGATTCGTCTATCCTTGCCCTTGTTGAAAACGCTAATATAGTTACTCTTCAGGTTCTCAACCTTAAAATACTGCAGCTCACTCACTCTGATACCGGTCATGGCTAATATGCGCATGATGTAGTATAGCTGGTGCTTGTTCTCGCGTTTAGCGAAGCGGAGCAGTCGTTTGTAGTCTGCCACGGACAGAACCTCTTCGTTACTCTGCTTCGTCTGCGTCTTGACCTTCTTGATGGTCAGCTCCGGAGAGCCGAGCCATCGAAGGTACTTGTTAATAGTTACAATCCATGTGTTGATAGAGCTGGTGGAACCGGCAATCTCACCGAGATAGACCTTGTATCGAAGGGTAGTGTCCTTGGTGATTTCCTCATCCTCATCCAGCCAATCAATGAACTTCATCGTGTTGGCGCGGTATTGGTTAAGGGTTGATTGAGCCTTTTCCTGATATCGTAGTTCTATAATCCATTCGTCCAACCGACTCATCAAATCCGCTTTCTTCACGATTTATTCCTCCTTGTCTGACTTTGCGACAATCACATCAGCATTCCCGAAGTTATTGTCTAGGATCTTGTTCACTTGCAGCAGAACCTCTGCGTTGTCTGCCGTTATAAGCTTGTTGATTTCCTTACGCATTGCCTTGATATCAATAATCATGTTCCCCTCCTTATGCAAAGGCTAATTGGCCTCCATCTTCAATTATTCTTTGTGGATTTCGTTCTCTGTTTCCTACCCGTAATTCTGGACAATTTGCTCGAACCAGCTGTTCGGCCATTATTGGCACCACTGAATTACCAATACGTTTAACTTGATCTGTCTTAGGAATCTTATTTCCCAAAATGTCGTAACTAATGTTGTAGTCGTCCGGAAATCCTTGCATAACCTTTAATTCTTCTGGTTTTAACATCCTCAGTAAAATATCTGAAATTATGTATTTCTCGCCATCAATTGTTAAAACCACGTTTACAAGGCCAAATCTATCTTTCGTTGTAATGGTTGCTAATGGTTCTTCTAAAGTCTGACCGCAACCGGTGCCGTAATACTTAACCAGAAATGCTGATATTAAACCAAAGTGACCAGGAGAGGTTGTTATTGTATGTAATGGTTCTTCGCAAGACTGGCCAATTCCTGTCTTGTAGAACTTCGTTATGAAGCAAGACACTAATCCGTATCTGTTACTTGTATCAATTGTCTTGATTGGCTCTTCTAAGGACTGTCCGCGGCAATCGCCGTCCCTTGTTTCTCCATGATATTGGATCATATAAGATACTGCTCTTTTATCTTTTACGATATAAGGCGTTGGGTTATCTACGATATACTTCTTAATCCCGTTTGCAATTCGTTTCATCGTAGCCTCTGCCAGCGGCTTATTCCTTTCAAAAATAGATGTTCCGAGGTCTGACCAATCAATATAGTCACCACATTGTTTCCAGCGTTCTCCAATCGAACCATCCTTGCTGTGTGTTGGAGCTGGAAAAACAATTGGCTTTCCGTCTCTCCGGAAAATTGCATACCATCGTTTGCGCGTTGTCGGTGCTCCATAATCTGCTGCGACCAACTCTTTACAATCAAATGAATATCCTAGGGAACACATCGCTGTTATGAATTTTCTATATTCTTCCCCAGCGCGTTCCTTAATAGGATGTCCCTGGTCGTCGAGCGGGCCCCATTGCTGAATCTCTTCAACATTTTCCATTATTATTACGTTTGGCAGAATAGCCTTAGCGTGTTTAAATACTGCCCACGGCAATATTCTTAACCCGCTATTTCTTGGCTGGCCACCTTTGGCTTTTGAGTGAGAAGTGCAATCTGGACTTGCCCACATAAGAGCAACCGGTCTGTTTTTAACGTATTTCTGTAAATCTACTGCGAAGATGTCTTCTGTCAGGTGCTGCGTGCTTCTATGATTTGCCTTGTGCATTATAATTGCCCTTGGATCATGATTAATTGCAATATCAACCTTTCTTCCAAGTGCCATTTCTATTCCTACTGACGCGCCGCCGCCTCCGGCAAAACAATCAATTATCAACTGTTCCATTTAGTCACCCCTAATCGTTGAATCGTTTCCATGCCTCCGGAATTACCAGCGGCTCGCCGTCATTGTCTAACACACGGAGCCGAGCCTTGAATGTGTACTTTTGCTCACTTGGGTCATGTTCCATGTGTAAATCGCAATACTTCAAAGCCTGTTCTGCAAGCTGGCGGCCAACACCATCACTAGCAATTCGCTGAGCTTCGTTGAATCCGTTATACTTGATGAAGCTATCAGAGATATCAGCGGAAGCCTTAATGTCGACAACGTGAGCCTTACGCTCAATAATTGGCTCCGGCATAGCTGCTATAACATGAGGCGTGGAGTTCTTATACAGTGCTTCTAAGTCTGCGATGCGTTGGTTCTTTTTCTTCTCAACGTCTGCGTCTTCTTTTTCCTTGTACTTGTAGCCGGCGTTCCATCCGGCGGTAAAACCGCCGAATATTACGAACACAAGCATGATTGCAAATAAACCATAATTACTAACTGTCAGCATATTCTATCCCTCCATAATGTGCTGCATCCCGATTACTCTTAACGCTCTTGGCGTGTGACTTTTCGGGCGGTCAATATATCCCTTTGCTTCCAAACACTCGATAATGCGCTGAGCGGAAGCCGGAGAAGAGTAGTACATCCGGCGCTGAATATCTTCCATTGCCGGAGCGAATCCGTTCTCCTGGAAGTACTTAATGATTACCTCGTAGCACATCTTTTCTCTTGGTGTTAGTTCTGGTCTTGCCATGTAACTCCCTCCTTCTCAAATAATTCTCCAAGCATCTTGACCGCTTCCCGGTGTAACTGATAGATACGATCAGGAGAGTAGTCCATCTTGCGTGCTACCTTGTCCCATGATGGGCGGTCAGCGTTCAGGTAGTATTCATATAGCACCTGACGATGTGAGCTGGACTTAATCTGTCCTATGTACCATTGGCACACGTTGTAGCGTTCCACCAGAGCCTCTAGCTTGTCCCTCAGCTGAGTCTCAATCTCGTTGATTTCTCCCTCAATCTTGGCAAGTTGGTCATCCGGCGTCTTCTGGACATTTGGTTTGTCGTACCGGATAGCCGACGGCAACAGGCTCATTCTTAATTCTTCGATTCTGTCTTGTAGTTGCCGAATCTCTAGCCGTTCGTTCCTAATCTCTTGTAGATACGATTTGACGTCCATTTCCCCTCCTTTATTCGCTGAATATATCTTTTGCCAGTTCGTTGATTGCTTCCGCATCGGTCTTCTTCTTTGGTGGACGTCCACGGCGTGGCTTATTTTCCTTAGATTCCACTTTTAATGGCTCTTTTTGCACTTTTTCTGCAACTTTAGCCTTTAATTGTTCATTTTCCGCTTTTGTCATCTCCAAACATCCGGCAAGCTGGTCATTGCGAATCTCCTGAGCCATCAGCTCGTTGGTGAATGTCTCAGCTACCATGTTGATAAGTTCAATAGCAAGGTCGGTCACTGCCTCGTTGTGCTTTCTTGCCGTGTTCATAATTCTTGCTGCTTCTGCTGGTGTCATTTGCTCCTCCTTCTAATTTCTTCTAAAATACCCATCCCAATAGTTACCTGGAGCGGTGTTTTACATACCGCCGATAGCTTGCTGGTTACTTCCGGCCAGAAGTTCTCATCATCGCCATCAGTACCGCCTCCATATTCAAGCCATATCGTCCAGACTTCCTTGCAGAAGGCTCTGTCCTCGGCTTTCTGTTCGTCACTTAACTTGCTCATTCGTCCTCCTCATCGAATGGATTGTCATTGTCCTCTGGTTTCTTTGGTGGCCGGAATCCGTCATCCTCTGTGAACTGCATCTTGGAACCGTCAAAGTCGAATGCCCCTTCACCTTTGGTTCCGTTTCTGCACTTGTCCACCTTCCACCCTCGGTGCTTCCTATCTGTCATCAGCCACAACAGGAGAATGTTGGAGGCATCCTGTTCGATATCTCCTGACTCTCGAAGCTCTGCCATGGAAGGCTCCTTGTCTTCCTTGACGCTTCGATTAAGCTGAGATAGGACAATAACGTGGACGTTCAGTTCCATTGCCATGTCCTTGATTGCCTTGGAAACCTCACCAACCTCGGCGGCTCTGTTGCCCTTGTATGTGGTTCCTGAGCGGAGCAGCTGCAAATAATCGATAACCACTATGTCATAGTCCATGTACCGGCATTCCCGCTTGATATCGGAAACTGACTTACCTCCGGATGTGACGATTAAGTTTCTAAGGCTTGCCAGCTGCTTATTTGCGTTGGCAAACAGTGTTTCTTCTGTTGGTGTTGCGCTCTTAGCCCTTCTGATACGTTGGAGCCCGATGGAAGAGTAGGAGGCTATCAATCGTTCGTAGATTTGCTTTCCCTTCATCTCCAAGTTGAACAGTCCCACCTTGTATCCTTGCCCGATTAGGTTTCTACATACCTGAAGCGCGAATGCTGACTTACCAACGGATGGTCTTGCTCCGATGACGGTTACATCGCCACGATCTAACGTGACCAGATGTCCGTCTATGTTCTTGAATCCAACCAAGATTTCTTCGTGTTCCTTGAAGTAGTCTCCCTGGTAATGTTTCACCATGTCGGCTGCCGATTCACACTCAACATCCTTGGAATCCATCAGAGCTTCCAGCTTATTGATTGTCTCTGCAATCTGCTCAGAGGCTCGCGCCGGATCTACTTGTAAATCCTTGTTGACTATCTTCCAGAGCATGTTCGCTCGGTAAGTCTCAACCATGACCTCGACATCCGGCTTGATGGTTACTACATCCAGCACCGATTCCATACAAGCAATCACTTCTGCGTGGACATCTGCATTGTCGTTGGTCTTCATTTCCAACTGGGCTAGTGTAAAATCCTTGCCCCTGTCGTATGTTTGCCGGAGCTCTGTAAAGATGGCTTTGCGGATTCCGTTGCGGTACATCTCCGGCGATATTCTGTTTAAGTCTCCCATGTGGGAGAAATCATGCAGCACCCAGCCTAACGTGTGCCGTTCCGCAATCTCACTCATTCGTCATCCCCCTCGTTGTCTGGTATCCAATCTAATATCTGATTCATAAGGGTATCGAAGTTCTTCAGATATTGCTGCTCAGTTCCATCGTTGTGATTTAGGTAGTTCTTAACAGCATCCCAAACTTGCTTGTTTGTCAGCTTATAATATCTGCCATTAACACAACGCCCCCTTGGGCTTGTCCATCCAAGATAGGTTTGCAATGCCTTCTGTTTGCCAGCCTTCTTTTTTGGATACATCTTGTAGATAATCTCAAAATCATGGATGTCTTTATCGCGTTGCTCCCTTGGTGCAACGTTATTATTATTTTCTTTATATTCTTTAATATTCTTTGTTTGTGACTTGTTCGTGTCGCGGTTTGTGTCCTTGTCTGTGTCCTCATTGGTGTCCTTGTTTGTGTCGCACGAATTGTCACTTTTGCCTGTGTTTACTAGGGCTTGAGGTGTCCGGCTTGTGTCCTCGTTGGTGTCCTGTTTCGTGTCGCGGTTTGTGTCCTTGTTTGTGTCGCGCTGATAAACGTCATAATTGACGATGGAAATCAGTGTGCGATGGTTGTCACTTTGTCGCTTAATCATGTCGTTTGCTTCAAGTGATCTAAGGAACCGGAGCGTTCTATCCTTGCTCCATCCAAACCTAATTGATAGCTTTCGGACACTGGTTATTAACTGACCGCGCTCAACGTGAACTCGATGTCCATCAAATGGAACGTTCTGTGCTTTATGGTTCGCCGCAAGCACAAGATATATCCAGGCGTGAACGTTATCGTATGTTTCGCATTCCAACGCGGGGCAGTCCTCAATCTTCCGGTAAACCAAAACCCATCCGTTATTGCTCATGCTTTCCCGTGTACCTCCTTTCCGACTCCTCAAAACTGAGGAGCCGAGATTTCATGGCTTCTAACAATCTGATTCGTGGTATATGATTGGTAAACAGCCGTCTAGTTTCTTTTAGCTTTCGCTGGGATTTTCAACCCGTGCTCTAGTTCTTCCCGTATCCTTGACCGCTCATGTTCCAGGATCTTGTCGAATCCTTCCTCATCAGCGGAAGATTGCTTTTTTTGTTGCTGCATCTCACGCTTGTCGAAGTAATACGGTGCCATACCTGTGAGATTCACTTTTCTATCCCTACTTTCCATGGAGTCTTTCCAGCTGCTCTGACCTTGTCAGAACCTCATCTGCATAGTCGCTAATGATTCCGGCTTCGTAGTATTCATCAGCCTTGGAATTGCCGTTGTAGATGTCAAGCACATAGGATGCATCTTCATATTTCTCTAATAACTCCGCTAGATAGTCTGTGCCGACATGAACGTTACCATCCACGTCGTAGATATCCGTCACGCCTAAGCGCTTCATTCTGTCTGCGTGCCACTTGGTGCTGACTTGCATCAACCCTTTGCAACTATCGCATTGTGCGTACTGATTACCGCCGGATTCTGTCTCGATGATTGACATCAGGAGTTCTGGGCAGATGTTGTATTCTTCGCCGTACTTCTCGCACGCCTCGACCGCCTCATCTGATAGTCTTATTTCAATACGCTCGCTGGTGCGTAGCGTCTCTGCCGATGTAGTGGAAGAGAACAGCGTCGTCACAATCAGGGCGGTGGCCAGCTCAATTGCAATTTGTTTCATCTGCGACCTCCTTCATCTACGCATGAAAGCATAAAAATAAACCCGACCACGCAAAGTCCAATTGCGACATAGTAGCCAGGCTCATTAGAGTCTAGACTGCTCATTCCCAAGATTGTCATCATAAAACCGGTGCAGCCTAATATTCCTTTTAATTTCATTACGTCCTCCCCATCAAATGTGCCAACATCCCTCCATCTACCTCCAAGATGTCCAGCACTCGAATTAACTCCTCTGTTGATAGTTGCTTCTTTTTCAGCTTCCCGCTGATTACTTGCTGTGATAATCCAAGCTGCTCTCCAAGTGACTGTTGTGTAATGCCTCGGACTTTCATTTGTCCAATCAGGTATGCATACAAGTCATTTGTGAGATAAGCTGGCTTGTTGATTGCTACCCTTGGCATTTAACTCACCAACTCTCTATCCGATAAACTTATTAACGAAGTAGACCTGACCTTTGCCAGTGACCTTCGTTGTTTTAGTGATCCGAACTGAACCATCCGGATTCTGGAATGTACTTTCCTTTACCTCGAATAAGCCTTGCTCCACATATCTCTGCATTGGCATATTTCGTGAATTTCCACTCTTAATCAGGTATCCGTTATCGCGCAGCCAGTCGAACAATCTCTTTTGTCCAATCTGGACTCCGTTCTGGCAGATAAGCTTTGCTAAGTCGCCAATAAGAATGGAAGTCTTGCTGGTGGATACTGCATCAGCGAAGATTGTTTTTGGCTTGTCTGCCTCAATCTTGGCTGTCAGTTCTTGGTTTTCCAGCTTCAGGTCATCAATCTGTCCAGCTGCCATCTTCAAGGCTCTTGCCATTACGATTTCCGGCTGGTTCCACTTATTCTCTAGGTCGATTAGGTACTGTCTAACCTTTTTTCCTTCTGGTGTGCGCTGAATCATGCAAATCTGTTTTGCCATGTCCATTGAAATTTCATAATCTTTACTAGGTCTTCCTCCGGTACTTTCGTTCAAAAATGTTCGAAAGTCCTTTCCTTCCTCAAATCCATATTCAATCATTCGTGGCATCCAGATTCTGAACTCTGTTGCAATGTTCAATACTTCATGAAGTTCTCTTGCTGATACCTTTTGTTCGTCTCCGGTAATTTTGATTAACTCGTTCATTAAATTTCCTCCTTGTATAGTTTATTACTCTAAACCTCTAGGCAAAAAAATATTCCGAGATTTCGCTTTTATCGATATCTAGTAGTGCTGTCCATTTTTCAATGTCTTTCTGCGAGAATCCAATCTTGCAGTTCAACTTGTTGTAAACGGCAACCTCGGAAATACCAACAACCTTTGAGAATGCAGCAATCGTACGGTATTTTTCAACGATACGACCTCTGAGCTTCCTGTACTCATAAAGTGTAGCCATTGTCTTTTCCTCCATATTTTATTATCAAGATTTTGTGTTTCCCTCTTGGGATAATTTGAGTTTATACCTCTAAACTTTTCTTGTCAATACTTTTTGTTTACTTTTTCTTAACTTTTTGTTTCGCGCTTCTAAACTATCGTATATAATATATGTGGAGGTGATAACATGGCTAGTAGGAAAAATTGTGATGCAGTAACGGCACAACGAATCCGAGCTGCCTTAAACAATAAAGGATGGAATGCTCAGCGTTTATCTGATGAAACAGGAATAAGCAAGTCATCTATAAGCCAATATGTAAACGGATATAGTGCGCCGTCAAACATTAACGCCGGAAAGATTGGAAACGCTCTTGGAGTTAGCCCAGCATGGCTGATGGGATTTGGTGATGATGAATCTAAACAGATGGATACTGTTATTAAAAGTATTGTTGAAACAAAAGTTCCAACCACTTTATTTGAAGATAAAGACAGACAGACTTTATATAAGCTGGTTCGTAAAATGAATGGAGAGTCCATAGATAATCTTCTTAAATATGCAAGATATATCTATGATATGGAGAATAATAAGTAGAATGAAGATTGAGAAGTTACCTTCCGGTAAATACCGTATCCGCCAGCAGTATCACGGCAAGCGGTATTCGGTTATATTGGACTATAAGCCAACGACCAAGGAAGCAACAACGCTCATGGCTGAGAAGCTGTCTCTCTCAGGCGTAAAGTCGAACGGAAGGATGACAGTCGGGGATGCTGCTCGTCAATACATCGAGAACCGGAGCAACGTCCTGTCACCAACTACCCTGAGAGAGTACCGGAGGACGTGCCGCTATCTGGAAGAGATTGAACCGGACTTTATGTCGGCTGGAATAGATCAGATTGAACCGGACGACATCCAGGGCGTAGTCAATCGACTTGCTGAGGGTAGAAGCCCGAAGACCGTCCGCAATTATAATGGGTTCATTTCGTCCGTTTTTGGCTCATTTAGACCGAATTTTATTTATAGGGTAGACTTGCCTATGAAAAAGAAAACAGAGGTCATTCTGCCAACAGAAGAAGAGATACAGAAGATATTAGACTATGAGAACGGCTCGGCATTCGATGTGGCGTTTAATCTTGCCGTGTTTAGTTTGCGCCGTTCTGAGGTGTGTGCTCTGACGATGGATGACTTGGACGGCAACTATCTTACCGTATCCAAGGCGCTGGTGTGGGATGGTTCAAATTGGATTGTAAAGGACTATCCGAAGACCACGGAATCTTTCCGGCGGATTTGGCTGCCTGACCACCTTGTGGAGAAGATACACAAGCAAGGCATGTATTCCGGCTATATAACCAATCTTCTGGATCATCTGCACCTTGTCCAAGATAAGCTTGGAATCCGTCGCTTTCGCTTCCACGACTTCCGGCACTTCTACGCGTCCTATGCTCACTATCTTGGAATATCTGACGCCGATATCATGGCCACGGGCGGATGGAAGACGGATTATGTCATGAAGTCCGTATATCGACACGCTATGGCCGATAAGACGGCTGACGCCCAGAAGCGGTTTGCTGCAGCTCTTGGGACATCTGCTCAAAATTGAGCACATCAGCCCAATTTTGGACACATCTCCCCAAGTTTGGGGACATCTTAAAGCTGTGGTCACAGATTGGTCATGAAATTTTAGGGAATGCAGTAATAATGCGGCGTTTGGCGGTTTGAAAAACGGGTTCAAGTCCTGTCACCCGCACTAGCGCAAAGCCTTGATACTACTAGGGTTAAAGTGGTATCAGGGCTTATTTTTTACTCATTTTTACAACGCTCCGTTGTATTGTAAAATCGGAATTTGTGTTTGAAGTGGTCATAGAAGTGGTCATGAAGTGGTCATGAATTTGGGCATAAAAAATACGGGGCGAAGTATGGAAACCTCGCCCCGAGAAAGGAGAATAACAAAAATGGCCTTATTTCAGGCAGACTTGAATCTTGTCGATGTCTTTGCCGTTTAGTCCGGCATAATCTGTCGCGTCGGTTACCCAAGGCAGATAAGCCGTAGAGCCAACATACGAGACGCGATACATAATG